CTAGAGAAAGGAGGTTCACGGACGACAGCGCCACCATGACGGTTTCACCGGTCAGGTGATGCACGGTGAGCGCGGTCGCATAGCCCTCCGCTATCCACAGGTGTTTTCCGGCCTGTTTTTTCCCTTCGATGGTATGGCACGCTCCTTTTACCGCCCCGCCTTTCAGGGGGCGTTTGAGACCGTCAGAACTGATAAGCTGAAGGTTAACCAGTGCGCCGGTATCGTCATACAGCGGGACAACCACATCACCGGCGCGGAACGTCACGCCGCCGGTTTTATGCGTGACCGTCAGTACCGGACATTCCCGGTCGGGGAAGCCCTTGCGGGTCAGGTAGGCGTTGCCGCTGGCAGGTCGGGTTTTCTCCATGAGCCTGACGGCCAGTGCGGCCGCCGCTTTGCGGTCAGCCTCCGTTTCAGCCTCGGCGGCCGCAATCACTTCGGGGGCAACCGGCGGCAGGTTGCCGGTCACGGCGTTCACCTTCCCGGCAGCCTCTGATGCGTTCATGCCGAACACTTTCTCTACCAGCTTAAGCCCGTCACCCGCACCGCACTGGTTGCAGAACCATGTGCCTCGCCCCTCTTTATCGTCAAAGCGGAAACGGTCAGAGCCGCCGCACACCGGACAGGCCTGATGGCGGTTTTTAATCACCTTCACACCCAGCGCCGGGAGAATGCGCGGCCAGTGGCCGCATGCCTGTTTTACCGTCTCTGTTACGTTCATTTTCATCGTTATTTCCTCCCTCAGTGCACAACAGGCGATTGCATGTGACGGGCGCAGAGTTCATCCATCACGGCCAGCCCGAGAAAGGACAGTGAGGGCGCGGCCTTGAGCGGTCCGGCTTCCATTAAATCTTCCAGCAGTGCACAGGCAATCTGACGGCCTTTTTCCTCGCCGTGCTGGCGCAGGTAGAAGCCCTCCAGCTCGGCGGCAATGGCGCTTTCCAGCGCGTCAAGGGTGAGGTGCGGATAGCGGCGCTGGCGTTCGCATACCGTCAGCCATGCACAGGCCACGGAGCGACGATACAGCGCGGCGCGTAATACGGGCGGTAATGGCTTTTTCATACGTTGCCCTCCCCGGTCAGCCAGCGTTGATTGCAGCGCTCTACCACGCCGTCGAGCTGGGCGGTCATGAGGTAAATCACGGAGGTGAGCTGTGAATGCTGCGAAGGGTCACGACGAACGGTGGCGCAGTCCTGCACCTGCATCAGCTCATTGACGAGCTGGCCGACGTTGCGCATATGCTCCAGACATTCGAGGTCACGGGCAGTAATGGTGGTGTGTCTCATGCACGCACCTCCGCAACCGGCAGACGACCGGCAAACGAGAGGACGTAATCGCGAACGAGGGAACGACGTGCCGCGTGTTCATCACCGGCAACGGTGCGGAGCATACAGATACGGGGTTTACGGTTTGCACGACGAACGGCGGCAAACACAAAGACAAACTGCGGGTGTGACGGGGTGAGGGTCGTAGCCATTAGGGCAACCTCCATTGAGTAGCGGTTAACGCCACCACCGGAGTTCTCACGCTCGGGTGGTAGCCCAGACGGGGGTGAGAAACCGGCCTCAATGGGTACCGGCCAGCCCGAAGGCTGCCCCGCCTGAGCCACCATTACGCGGATACAGCAACGGCTAAAGAACCGATGCGTAAACAACAGGTGCACATAGGCATAGACACAAAAAAAGACGCATGGCGCGTCCGGTGTCGCCACTGAGTAACTCGGGTTCTCACGCCCGGCTGCCGATTTTGCGACAGCGGGAAAACTATACCTGGAAACGGCGACAGGAAGCAAGCCAGAAAAAGGGGCGGTTTGCTGAACGGTCATCATCATGCGTCATACCCCCGGTTACGTTCGGCAATGCGATCTGCCATCCATGCCGTGATTTCAGACTGCGCCCATGCCACGTTTTTGCCGCCCAGGCTGATTTGTTTCGGGAAAGCCTCGCGGCTGATGAGGTCGTAAATGGTTGACCGGGACAGGCCACACAGATGCATCACTTCAGGCAGGCGGATAAAGCGCTCCTGAACGGCATCAGAAACAGGCATCAGTGGTGCGGCAGGGGCAGAAGACGGGGAAGAAAAAGCGGTGTGCATCGGGCTACCTCATAAAGTCCATACAGTGCCGGTCATGTCCGTCCGGCATCGGGTAGCTCCTTATTATGTCTATATTTTTTCTCAGGTCATGTGAGATTTTCGGGGAAACAAACATTGACTTTTCGCTCTGGCAAACAAAGACAAACGCTGGCAAAGATGTGCAAATCACTGCATTACAATGCAGCAATTTATATTGCTTTTAGTTATACATTTTTCATTTTTAGTCGAAATATAGTCTTAGTGGTATAGACAGAGCAAAACAGGAGGGTGAACAGTGGTGAACAGACGGTGAACAGTCATACCCTCAACTGTTCACCCTTTATCTAACTGTATTACTTATATTTTTATTTAAGGTGAACAGTGGTGAATAGTTATAAGTAAAAAAACAATCGATGAGTAGGTTTTGCTGAGACCTTTCTCTGGCAAGCCGGGTTTTGAGTGGTGTTTGTGCCAGAACTGCCACAACTGCAATGAATCGAGATGTTGTGTGATGAAGGGCAGAATCATTTCAGGTTGAATAAACGGAGAGCCTGAACATGAAACCCGAAACAGTCATTACCGCCCTGCAAAATGTTGCCGCTCAGCAGTATGAAGTGAACAACCAGCACATCACCGACAAGCTGAGCGCATTCACTGCGGCCAGAGACACCCACGCGGCCAGCATGCAGGTACTGAAAGAGATTGATACGTCCATTGAACGCTGTAAGCAGGAGCGGCAGACCGCCCTCGATGAGAGCGCAGAGGCTGAGCAGGACTGGCGCAGCCGCTTTCGCACCCTGCGCGGCAGTCTCACCCCTGAAATGAAAGCTGAGCACAGCAGGCGTATCGCCAGTCGCGAGCTGGCCGACGAGTTCACCGGCCTGATTGCGGAGCTGGAGACAGACCGGAAACGCGCCATGCTGAATGCCTGCTCCACCGGCAATAAATACCTTTCAGCGCATGAAGATGCCTTTACCGCTTATGCCGGTGCGGAATGGGCTCAGGCTGTCAACGCCGTTCCTGTCGCCCTCATCCGCGCTTTCCTGCTGCGCATTCGTGCCCTCGAAATGAAGGGAGAAAGCGCCCCGCAGTCCGTGGTCATCAGTGAGCTGCGCGATGCGCTGAGCCGTCAGGGCAGCCTGTATCACTTCGATATGACGCAGGAGCCGGTGTTGTCCGTGACGGGCATGCACCGGCCGCAGATTACTGACGTTGATACGGAGCTGTTACGCAGCCCTGCGAAGAGAATGATGCTCGCCAGAAAGCTGGCTGAAAATGGCGAGACAGAAGCAGAGGGGTAAGCATGTTTCACTGCCCGTTCTGCAAAACCAGCGCGCATTCCCGCACCAGTCGCTATCTGTCCGATAACGTCAAACAGCGCTATCACCAGTGCATGAACATTGAATGCTCGGCCACGTTCCGCACGCTTGAATCCATCGACGGGGTTATTCGTTCACCGGCGACAGAACCAGTTATCCCGGCACCCGCACCGGCGGCCACCGTTAACCGTGCCGGTGCGTAAGCACGGCCAGTCATAAGGAGAAACATACGTGACCACACTGACGCTACAGAAAGCCTTTGAGGCCTGTCAGGCAAACAAATCCGCCTGGCTGCAACGCAGGGATGAACTGAAGCAGGCCGAACAGGCATACCGCGAACAGCTTGCCGGTAACGGCCACAGCGGCCGGAGCCTGCAAACGCTGCGCGAAATTATCGACGTGAAAAAATGGGAAATTAATCAGGCTGCCGGGCGTTATATCCGCTCGCATGAGGAGGTGCAGCGAATCAGCATCCGTAACCGTCTGAATGATTTTATGCAGGCGCACGGCGCGGAGCTGGCCGCCGCCCTTGCCCCGGAGCTGATGAATTATCCCGGGCAACATCCCGCCGTTCAGCGCTGCGCCATGCAGCACTCACTCGACTGTCTGCGTGAGGCGCTACAGGTCTGGCTGGCCGCCGGTGAAAAAATTAATTATTCGGCGCAGGACAATGACATTTTAACGGCCATCGGATTCAGGCCTGATGCGGCTTCGCGAGATGATAGTCGTGAAAAATTCACGCCAGCACAGAACCTGAATTACACCCGCCGCCGTGCAGAACTGGCCGTGCGGTAGTCCGCTTAAAAATCCCAGAAAATCCCGCCATTTTTACGTATAAAAGCCATGCATGCATAAGGTGCATGGTTTTGCATGCGTTTTACCGACACAGGATCCCCCGCCAGCGCCAGCACTGGCGTGCCCTGAGGCCGGTCATGCACCTGCATTAAAAGCGCCCCCTTAAGCGGGCAGGCGGGGCGGGGAGAGCATTGCGCGCGAAGGTTGCATTAATTTAAGGACATGATTAAATGTTCATCACGCATCTTCTTCTGATTAGATTTCTCCTAAAATCAAAGTATTCAACCTCAACTAATGGTGAGCAAATGAGCGAAGGACTGGTCACTTTTTTCAAATATAAACAATTAGGATTCCATAAGAGAGGTGATTCATATTATGAGCCATTGATGATGGCCGATATGCTGGATTCCTTACATACTTGGTTCTCAAGTAGGACCTCATTGGCAGATACATTGCCTTGGGATGACAATACCCCCGGTTATTCTTCAAGGAAAAAAGTTTACTTAAAGGGAATTGAGCGTAACGAGAGCACAGGTGACTATGTTGTAATTTTATGGCGAGCAATTGGAAATGGGAATGGAGTTTATGGTATTCGCTCTGACTCTGCCTTAAGTGATGATCGTTTGTACAGTGCTGATGAAGAGTTAGATGGTGAAAATGTTATATGGGGGGAGCCTGCTTATTATTGGTTTGTTCCTTCTTTAAATATTTTTGCATCAATAAAATTTCATAGTTCAGTTTCAGATACAGAACTGATGAATAAATATCTTCGTGATTTCATGACACTGCATAGTGATATTAAAACAAAGCGTCGAGAAATGAAGGAAGGAAAAAATGGTAATTATTTAAGTATATCTTTTGTTTCTGCTTCTGGCGAGAACTTGTGGCTTAGGATATATAGTGAACAATATACAAAATTAACAAATGAAGCCGACTTAGATAGAATCGCAAACCAGATAACGCACTTCGTCAAACGAGATGTGATTAGCGCATCAGTTCAGCCAGATGCTGGCTGGACAAGGTATTTTAGAGGTCTTCCATTCATTTCTAGCGAAGTAACAAGAGATACTCGAAAAATTGAATTAACTATAGAAGCCTCTCCTACAGGAGAAGAGCTGCGTTCCATTTTTGAAACGTACAATGAAGACTATAATGTTAGTGCTGGTGATTGGGCCAACTTAGGTTTTAGAAAAGAAGGTGTAGGGGGAACATGTTGGTTAAACGAGTTCGTTGTAAGGAATACATTATTAGTTAGTGATATAGGTCAGTATGATGATTCAGGGTTTTATACGACTAGTAGAATTTTGAATGCCTTGCACTTAACTAGAGATAATTTACTGGCTGCCTTTACAAGTTCTCCGGACTCCGAAGAACAGGCGAATTCTTGATTGGTGATGTTTATGAAAGATCAAACTCGAGAGCATCTTAAATATCTTCACATCATTCCATTGGTTGCTATTGTTTGGGCCAGTTTTGCATATCGATCTGATATTGTAAGTCAGGATTTAGACCCGTTAATTTCTATTCTGCAAAATGTTTCTGTAATGGTTTTTACTATAATGGGAATATGGATAGCATATCTATATCCTAATGCAATATTGAGGATTACGCAGCCATCAAAAGTGGATGCTATTTTTTCAGATGAGGATAGTGAGCGAGTCAAGATCATTGTTGGTGTTGTGGTTCTATCCGCAATAGTGTTATCTCTTCTTTTAATAGGAGTTGTTTTAAAGCCGTTCATCATTAAATCTTGGCTGTTTATTCATGCCCCAAGTTTTTTTGTCGGCATTGGTATTTTTTCTTTGCTAATATTGAGTTATTTACAACTTATAGCTCTTTATATTGTGATTGCATCTAATGTTAACTTTATAATTGAACTGAAAAATAAAAAAAACAAACATAACCTCAATAGTAGATTGTAATATTGTAATCACTGGCAGTCTTATTGTTAGACTGCCAGTCCATATTTTATAATGAAATCTTGGAGTAAGGGGAAAGTATTCTGTCTGCATACCACTGCAACATACATCTTCTTTTTTCTATATACTGAGCATGATTATAAGTGCCTCGAATACTATTCTTGTCAACATGAGCTAATTGCATTTCAATCCAGGCGCTATCAAATCCTTGCTCATGAAGTATAGTCGACATAGAATGCCGAAACCCATGACCAGTAGCCCGTCCTTTATAACCAAGCAACTCAATTACTTGTGAAACGCTTTCTTTAGAGATCGGTTTACTACGATTATTTCTACCAATAAAAATGTAGGGATAATGGCCGGTAATAGGTTTGAGCTGATTGAATAGCTCAACTACCTGAGTAGATAAAGGAACAATGTGAGGCCTACGCATTTTCATACGTTCTGCTGGTATTTCCCATATACTTTTCTCAAGGTCAACCTCATCCCATGTAGCAAAGCGCATCTCTTGGGTTCGTACACCGGTCAACATGACGATTTTTGTCGCATTCTTAGTGATGATGCTGCCGGTATACGATTCAAGATCCCGAATAAAATGAGGTAACTCTTCAGCGGATAAGAAAGGATGGTGTTTTTGCTTCGGGACGGCCAGAGCAATGGCTAAATCAGGCGCAGGGTTGTACTCAGCACGGCCAGTTATGATTGCATAGCGATAGACCTCGCCACATCTTTGGCGCACTTTTCTAGTCTTCTCCAGTGCTCCACGCTTCTCGATTCGTCGTAGTACCTCAAGCAGTTCCAGAGGTTTGATCTCATTTATCGGGCGTTTACCGATGAACGGGAAAACATCTTGCTCAGATGTTTTAATGATTTCTTCGCGGTAGGCCACTGTCCAGCGATCGGCTTTATTTGAGTGCCACTCCCGACATATAGCTTCGAATGAGTTTTCTGTTGAGAGCTGCTGTGCCAGCTTTTGGGCTTTGCGTTCCTCAACCGGGTCAATGCCATTGGCAACTTGCTTACGTGCGGTCTCACGCTTCTCACGTGCTTCAGCTAGGCTCACAAGGTCGTAGCTACCAAATGACATTAACCGCGCCTTTCCGGCAAAGCGGAAACGGAAACGCCAGCCCTTCGAGCCATCGGGATTGATAAGCAATGACAGGCCTTGTCCGTCGTTCAATGTGTATGGCTTGTCTTGGGGCTTTGCTCGTTTAATTTGTATGTCTGTTAGTGGCATGTGTATAAGTCAAAAATGTGTATAAAAAATCTATACACATCACTATACATATTTTTCATGGATTCAGGGAGAACTTGTCGGACGGTTACGGATGGAGGATTTACTATATGTTTTGAAAATAAAGGATTTTTATACTTTCTCGGATGGTGACGGAGGAATTTTGGCGGAAGATCACAGGAGTCGAACCTGCCCGGGAACGCTGGCGCCCCCAACTGGATTTGAAGTCCAGCCACCTCACCGGAGATGACGATCTTCCGCGCCTGCATTGCTACATGGAGGCGGGGCGCATTATAGCTACTTTCAGGCATTTACCACATACCCCACACCACTTTTTTCACCTCTCTTTTGACCTTAACCCCCCTGTTTCAGCTAATTCTTAAGAAAATCCTCAGGTTAGCATTTCGTGCTCGCCAACTTTAATCCCGATCACAAAAAACAAGAAACGTAATCTCTTAACCAGAAAACGCAATACCCGCATCTGAAACAATGGTTTAAAACCAATGCAACCGGTCTCAGCGCCCCCTACAGCGTGAAGGATAAAAATATGAGCGAAGTCCTGTCAGTAAAAGAGAAGATTGGCTACGGCATGGGAGACGCCGCCAGCCATATCATTTTTGATAACGTCATGCTTTATATGATGTTTTTCTACACCGATATTTTTGGTATTCCCGCCGGGTTTGTCGGCACCATGTTCCTGCTGGCCCGCGCGCTGGATGCGATCTCCGACCCGTGCATGGGGCTGATTGCCGACCGCACCCGCAGCCGCTGGGGCAAGTTCCGCCCGTGGATTTTGTTCGGCGCCATTCCGTTCGGCATCGTCTGCGTGCTGGCGTATACCACGCCGGACCTCAGCCTCAACGGTAAAATGGTTTACGCCGCCATCACCTACACCCTGCTGACCCTGCTCTATACCGTGGTCAACATCCCTTACTGCGCGCTGGGCGGTGTAATCACCAACGACCCGACGCAGCGTATCTCACTTCAGTCCTGGCGCTTTGTGCTGGCGACGGCGGGCGGCATGCTCTCCACGGTGCTGATGATGCCGCTGGTGAACCTGATTGGCGGGGATGACAAAGCCTTCGGCTTCCAGGGCGGGATCGCCGTGCTGTCGGTGGTCGCGTTCCTGATGCTGGCGTTCTGCTTCTTCACCACCAAAGAGCGCATCCAGGTGCCGCCGAGCACCACCTCCATGCGTGAAGATCTGCGTGATATCTGGCAAAACGACCAGTGGCGCATCGTCGGCGTGCTGACCATCCTCAACATCCTCGCCGTCTGCGTGCGCGGCGGCGCGATGATGTACTACTGCACCTGGATCATGGGCTCGCCGGAGGTGTTCGTCGCGTTCCTGACGACCTACTGCGTCGGCAACCTGATCGGCTCCGCGCTGGCGAAACCGCTCACCGACTGGAAGTGCAAGGTCAGCATCTTCTGGTGGACCAACGCCGCGCTGGCGGTAGTCAGCGTGGCGATGTTCTTCGTGCCGATGCATGCCACCGTGCTGATGTTCGGCTTCATCTTCGTTATCGGCGTGCTGCACCAGCTGGTGACGCCGATTCAGTGGGTAATGATGTCCGATACCGTCGACTACGGCGAATGGACTAACGGCAAACGTCTGACCGGCATCAGCTTCGCGGGCACGCTGTTCGTGCTGAAGCTCGGCCTGGCGCTGGGCGGGGCGATGATCGGCTGGATGCTGGCAGGCGGCGGCTACGACGCGGCAGCCAAAACCCAGAACAGCGCGACCATCAGCATCATCATCGGCCTGTTTACGCTGGCACCGGCGATCTGTTACGTGCTGAGCGCTATTATCGCCAAACGCTACTACACGCTGAAAACCCCCTTCCTGACCAAAATCCTGCGCGAGCTGGCGCAGGGCGCGCGCCGCAATCAGCAGGAGTTTGAAAACCTGCCGGTCAGCAAAGAATTGCAGAACTAAGAGGACGTAAGCATGAAAATCAGTGATGGAAACTGGCTTATTCAACCGGGCCTTAACGTGACGTATCCGGTCCAGGTGTTCGACGTGGAGCAGCAGGGCAATGACCTGGTGGTGTACGTCGCGCCGCGTGACGTGCGCGAACGCACCTGGCAGCTCGACACGTTGATGTTCACGGTGCGCCTGTTTGCTCCGCAGGAGGGGATTATCGGGGTGCGCATTGAGCACTTCCAGGGCGCGCTGAACAACGGCCCGCACTATCCGCTGAACGTTCTGAAGGATGTAAAAGTTGAGATTGAAAACAACGCCGAATTTGTCGAACTGAAAAGCGGCAGCGTCAGCGTGCGCGTCACCAAAGGCGAGTTCTGGGCGCTGGATTTCCTGCGCAACGGCCAGCGCATTACCGGCAGCCAGCTGAAAAACAACGGCTACGTGCAGGACAGCAATACCGATCGCAATTATGTGTTTGAACGTCTGGATCTGGGCGTGGGGGAAACGGTCTACGGCCTGGGCGAGCGCTTCACCGCCCTGGTGCGCAACGGTCAGACGGTCGAAACCTGGAACCGCGACGGGGGCACCAGCACCGAGCAGTCCTACAAGAACATTCCGTTCTACCTGACCAACCGCGGCTACGGCGTGCTGGTGAATCACCCCGAGAACGTCTCGTTTGAAGTCGGCTCCGAGAAAGTGTCCAAAGTGCAGTTCAGCGTGGAAGGGGAGTATCTGGAGTACTTTGTGATCGATGGCCCGACGCCGAAAGAGGTATTAAACCGCTATACCCGCTTCACCGGGCGTCCGGCGCTGCCGCCGGCGTGGTCGTTCGGCCTGTGGTTAACCACCTCTTTTACCACTAACTACGACGAAGCCACGGTCAACAGTTTTATCGACGGCATGGCCGAGCGCGACCTGCCGCTGCACGTGTTCCACTTCGACTGCTTCTGGATGAAGGCCTTCCAGTGGTGCGACTTCGAGTGGGACCCGGTGACTTTCCCCGATCCGGAAGGGATGATCCGCCGCCTGAAAGAGAAAGGGCTGAAGGTCTGCGTGTGGATCAACCCGTATATCGGCCAGAAATCACCGGTATTCCGGGAGCTGAAAGAGAAGGGCTACCTGCTGAAGCGCCCGGACGGCTCCCTGTGGCAGTGGGACAAATGGCAGCCGGGGCTGGCAATCTACGACTTCACCAACCCGGAGGCGTGCCGGTGGTATGCCGACAAGCTGAAAGGCCTGGTGGCGATCGGCGTCGACTGCTTCAAGACCGACTTCGGCGAGCGTATCCCGACGGACGTCCAGTGGTTTGACGGCTCCGATCCGCAGAAGATGCACAACCACTACGCCTACATTTATAACGAGCTGGTGTGGAACGTGCTGAAAGAGACGGTGGGAGAAGAAGAGGCGGTGCTGTTTGCCCGTTCTGCCTCCGTCGGGGCGCAACAGTTCCCGGTACACTGGGGCGGCGACTGCTATGCCAACTACGAATCGATGGCCGAAAGTCTGCGCGGCGGGCTGTCGATTGGCCTGTCCGGCTTCGGGTTCTGGAGCCACGATATCGGCGGGTTCGAAAACACCGCTCCGGCGCACGTCTACAAGCGCTGGTGCGCGTTCGGACTGTTCTCCAGCCACAGCCGCCTGCACGGCAGCAAATCCTACCGCGTGCCGTGGGCGTACGATGACGAGTCCTGCGACGTGGTGCGCCACTTCACGCAGCTGAAGTGCCAGCTGATGCCGTACCTGTATCGTCAGGCGGCGCTGGCCCGCGAGTTCGGCACGCCGATGCTGCGGGCAATGATGCTGGAGTTCCCGGACGATCCGGCGTGCGATTACCTCGACCGCCAGTACATGCTCGGGGATTCAATGATGGTGGCCCCGGTGTTCTCCGAGGCGGGCGACGTGCAGTTCTACCTGCCGGAAGGGCGCTGGACGCACCTGTGGCACAACGATGAAATCGAGGGTAGCCGCTGGCATAAGCAGCAGCACGATTTCCAGAGCCTGCCGGTCTATGTGCGCGACAACACGCTGCTGGCGCTGGGTAACAATAACCAGAAGCCAGACTATGCGTGGCACGAGGGGACGGCCTTCCAGCTCTTCAACCTGAGCGATGGCGCAACGGCGGTAAGTGAAGTGCTT